GAAAAATGGGACGGCAGCGGTTACCCGATGGGCTTGAAAGGTTTGAACATCCCCTTGGAGGGCCGGTTGATGGCCATTGCGGATGTCTACGACACGCTGATTTTTGAGCGCCCCTACAAAAAGGCCTTCACCCATGAGGAAGCCTGTGAGATCATCGAATCCGGCGCGGGGTCGCACTTCGACCCAGTCCTGGTGGAGGTTTTCCGCAGAGTAGAAGACGAGTTTGCCCGGATCGCGCAAGAAAATGGCGGAGAGGGGGGGATTTGAACCCCTAAAATGCTATGAACCGCAACGAATTTAAAGCCCCCGGTAACGACTTGGTAACGCCCCCAGGGCCTCTTCAATCCAAATCCCAAAGAGAGATTTGAACCCACGGCCTCATTTTGGTCCCTACATTATATATTGGGAGCTTCCAGTGGTGGACTGTGGCAAAATGGCAACAGAAAGTTAAGGCAAAAGTTAAGACAAAAAAGAAAGCCCCCTTTCGGGGGCTCATTGGCAGGGGTTAAAGTTTGGAGATAGCCGGTTGCCAGCCGGCGGGCGGGGGCATCAGGCGGGAAGGACAGCCGGCACAAAGTCCGACTTTTTCATCCGATTGAACACGGTCACATGGAGGTCATCACTGCCCAGGTAGGCCCGCATGGGCTCTTCGCCGTGATCGTGCTTTCTGACCCATTCGAGCAGACTGTCCGTCCGCAGAAAATCTCCCAGATGGTTCCGAACCGGGACCGTTGCCCCGCTGGAATCCGTCAGGAATACCTGGAGTGGCGGCCCTTCCGGGATGATCGACTGGAAGATTTCCAGCCAGAAGTAACGCCCGAAACCGACATCGGCCAGGGGCTTTTTCAAGGTGAAGGTCACAGTGGTGGCCGGCACGGCCGCAACAGCCGCGACGGGCGGAGTAGCGGTCGGATCGGCGGCCACAGCCGGAACCGCGTTGGTCGCCGCCGAAGCGGCCACCAGGAGCGGAAAGCGGCACTGTTCATAATAGCGGCAGCCTCGACAGCTGCGTTTGCAATGGGGTCCATATCTGTTCATGGAGGCCCTCCTTTATTAAGCGGTCCCGCCCGGGGCGGGCGTGGTTTTGGCGGTCCGGCCCATCATGCCGGAATGGCCGTCATGTTCCTTGTGGTGGTATTTGCCGGGGTTGCCCTTGCACATATCTTCCCACCACTCTTCATGGGCCTCCAGAACTTCGGTGAGCTTGACGGCCATGTCGGCCATTTCCTTTTGGCAGCCCCAGCGTTCTTTGCTGTCGGAAATTCCATGATAGAGAATCTCCCCGCTGGTGGCCTCGATCTTGGCGAAAAGGACTTCCAAGAGTCGTTCGGTATTATGCAGAGTGTCCATCATCTGCCTGTGTTCCTTTCTTGTTTTGCTCCGAGGATGGTTCCGGGGCCGTGGGATCATCGGCCTTGCCCTTGATGCACTCGCAGACGGTTTTGACCAAATTCTGCGCTGGCTTATCCAAGGCCGCCGCGACCTGCCCGAGGGCGGAGCGGCTTCTATCCGGGGCCATGACCGCGTAAACCACCAGACCACCTAAGAGAGCGCCGAAAAACAAGGGGCGGGACATATCCTCCCCCTTTCTGTTGTGGGAATTGCGGGGCCGGCCGCAACACGAACCGGCCCCGCGAATCAGGCTTGATAAGATCAGGCCCTTGACCATTGCCGATTAAGCGGCATACGGGAAGTCAAAGGGGCGGGGGCCACAGCCGCCGTCGAAACCGTCCCGGCGGCCGTCGAAGAATTCCGGCCGGCGTTCGACATAAACGCGGGGCGGCTCTTTCTGGATGACCACTTCGGGGGCGGTCCGCACTTCGCGGATGATCTCCCGGTGGGGCTCATGGTGCCGGCCGCAGTCCTGGATAGCCGGGACGCCGACATGGGGCCAGACCGGGGGCCTTTTCAGCATTTCACACTCGATTTTGTCGAGGCGGTGGTTGAGTTCGCAGTTGGAGGCGGCAATGGCCCCCACGGTCTTTTCGTGGAGGTTCTTGGCTTCCAGTTCAGCGATCTTCAGGCGGGCGTTGGACAGTTCGTTGCTGTAGAAACGGTCGTCGGCCCGGCGGGCTTCAGCGGCGATTTCGCCCTTGATCCCGCAATTCTGAACGTCCATGGTGTGGATGATTTTGCCGGTATCGGCCGCGATCTGCTGTTTGACATAGGCAATGTCGCGGTTTTCGTAATTGGCAACGGTGGTGGCGTCGGCGATGCCTTCACAGCCGCAGCCCCGGCCCCAGGCTCCGGCATAGGCCGGATAGGGATAGGGGTAAGGCATGGTGTAGCCGCCGCCGTGGCCGTGCCCGTCACCGCCGCCCCAGCCGCCCCACCCGCCGCGAGCGAAGGCGGCGAACAGGACCACCAGAACGATGACGATCAAGAGGCCGGCACCGTAGCCGCCGTCATGTTTATCGAACATATTCATGTCCTTTCTTGGTCAATAGCCCCGAAGAGGGCTACTTATTTAACGGCGGGAAATCCGCCGCTGTCTGAAAGCCGCGATTAGGGCTTGGCCGCGCGCTGGCCGGGCCCGCCTCGTGGCCCCTCATTCTGTCAACCAATGACATTTCGTTTTCCAGGGTCTGCTTAACCCGGGGGTCAAAATAGTTCAGCACGGCGGAATACAGAGGCTTTCTGGACATCTCATACATCCGGGAAATCTCATCCCGCGAAAACTTGAAATCGCGGAATATCCGGCTGAAAGCGTCATCAGTGATGCTGTCCTTGGAAACGCCTTTGTATTGACGCACATGGTCAAAAGATTTAGCGAGTCCTTCGGTGATTGTTTTTGTCCGCTCATCTGTAAATCCCTGGGCCTTAAGCAAGGGCGGCAAGATGGAGGGCAGCATGGACGGGGCCTGGGATAGCGCCCAGCCCACGGCCTTGTCTATCAGGCCCATAATCAGGCCACCATGTCAGGGATGGAAGCGGCCGGAGCGGCGGAAGTCGGCCGGTTCAGTTCGTCCCATTCCTTGAGCATGGCATTGATTCGCGGGAAAGCGTCGGCAATGGCCTCCAGGGCGGGCAGGGCGCTTTCAAATTTTTCCAGCCTTTCCAGGGCGGCCAGTTGCCGTTGGGCCAGTTCTTCCGGGGTTGGGGCCGGCTTGATGTCGCCTAAAATGACCAGGCGGTCATAGTATTCCTTGAGCCTGGCCAGGGCTTCATCGTGACCGGATTTGACGGCGTTGTAATCCTTGAGCATCACCCCGACCTGGACCGGCTGGTTTTGCTGGTCATAGGCGAAAATAAAGGTTCCCTCCGGCGAATCGGCGACAAACGCGCCGGAAAGCCGCTGGACATTGGATAATTGCGGATAATTCATTTTGAATTCCTTTCGGTCTGGCTTTCATAGCATTCCACCGTGGCCTCCAGCCCTTCCACCTGGAGCCGCAAGGCTGAGGCATTGGCTGCCGTCGCCTCCACGTTTTTCTTTGAGCAAACGCTTTGGGCCGGATCCAGGCGTTTCATAACGGGCGCGGCCGGCCGGGGGCAAGGCTGGGTCGTTCTGGCCGAAAGGGACTTACTGGGGACGCACCCCGCCAAGGCCGGCAAAAAGATTATTGTAAAAATCAACCAACAGACGGTCTTGTTCTGCATTTAGCATTTCTCCTTTAAATTCTGCGGACCCAAGGCAGAGGGCCGGCCCGGCCATAATATCGGCCAGTTCCTCCCGGCGGCTCATGGCGGCAACAGCGGCGTAAGATTGGACTTCTCCGGCCTGGACGCTGCCACGGTTGGCTTTTCCCAGGCGCTCATTGTCCAAGGTTAGAGCCAGATTCTCCTTGAGTAGCGCCGCGTTCTTGTTCAGGGCTTCGTCCCGTTCGGCCATGATTCCCCGGATCTGATAGCCGCCGTAAAGGACTATCAGCACGGCCACCACCCATATGATTTTCTGCCCGTTCTCAAAGAACAGGGTCTTTATCGCCAGCCAGGTCATTTGTCATCCCCCTCGTCGGCCGCCAGTTTGCCGGCGACGTGTTTGTGGAAGCCCCATTTATTGACCCCGGAGTGCGTCAAGAGGCTGGCCTGCATCATGCAAAGTTCAGTTATTCCCCGGTCCGGGAACCGGAACCAGGAAACGGTGATGAGGGCAAAAACGGCCCAGGCCATGCACTTGGTCATTGAGGCGTTGCCGTCCGGCCCCGCAAAAGCGCACTTCCAGAACGTGAGGAAGCCGGAAAGCCAGCCCTTGAACCAGACCCACATTATTGCCCCCCCTCCCCTTCCCGCCGGCGGTCATCCTTCCGTTCGGCGTCCTCTGGAACATTGCTGAACATGACCGGGGGCGGCTGGCGGTCAGTGGCCCGGGTGTTCTGAAAGCCGAAGATGCGCCGGGCGTAAATGTCCAGCATTTTCTGGCCGCTGGCCCCGCCGATGGAAGCCACCACCAAATCGATGTCAATGGGGGCGTCGGTCAGGAAAAGGCCAATGCCCAGGGCGCTGACCCCGGCGGCCACACAGCCCACGGCCACCACCGAGACACAGGCCAGAGCCTTCCCGGTCCAGGTCTTTTCATGGGCCACCCGGACCAGATTGGTCACCAGGCCCACGAAGCCGCCCACAAAGGCTATCGGGAGGATTCGGTGAAGGACGCTCCAGTAGTCCGCGGCCGTCTTGGCGGATTCGGCGACGACCTTGTTGATTTCCGGGTCCGCGCTCATTTCAGCAGGCACTCGCTATAGTCCGCCTGGTCGGGCAAACACAACCGGCTCCAGCTTTTGGTATCCGGCAGCCGGGCGTATTGCTCTTTGAGGCGGTCGGACAGGCGGCGGTTCATGGCCAGGAGGTCGGCCTTGTCCTTTTCGCAGGTGGCCAGGGCCGTGGTATCTATGGCCGCCGAGGCCATGACGGAGGCCGGGGCTTCCTGGTTGATGGCCGGGCAAGGCGGGCATGGGGCCGGAGGGGCTTCGTTTTTACAGGCGATTGCGAATATCACGGCCCAGATAGCCAGAAAGAGCGCGATTAACCGATAGGCTTTCATCTCATCACCTCATATCCTTTTCCACATGGAACAGCTTGGCCCACGTTCCCACGTCAAAGCAGGGGCACTCTTTTTTCACCCCGGGATATTCCCGGTGGCCCATTATCCGGGTCTTGGGGAACGCCTCCCGCAACTGAGTAATCAGGTTTTTCAGGCTGGCCCACTGTTCGGGCATATAGTTGTTCTCAGCCTTGTTGCTGGCGTCAACCCCGCCCACCAGGCAAATCCCGATCATGTTGGAGTTGTGGCCCTCGACAGCGGCGGGGATGGATTGAAGGTTGCGGCCCACTTCGATAAGGCCGGAGCGGCGAATGACGAAGTGATAGCCGATGGTTGACCACTTCCGGGCCTTGTGCCATTCGGTTATTTCCTTCACGCCGATGTCAGCCGTGGCCTGGGGGCCGTAAAAATCCAGATTGGCGCGGGTCGCGCTGCAGTGGATAGAAATGTCGGAAACCTTGCGGCTGATTTTTGGAATTGAAAGGCTCATTACAAAACCCCCTTTTCAACCAAATAACTTCCAGGGCCGCCGTCATGCTTGCCCCAATTTTCCAGAAAGACTCCAATCGCTTCTTTCAAATATTCATCCAGCGCGGGAAACCCCTCTTTGCATTTTTCCAAAAACGCCTTTGTTTCCGGGTCCTCTATTGCTTTTATGGCTTCCTCCATGGTCTCATATTGAACCTGAGCCAAGAACTTGAACCCCGCAACAAACCCCTCAGAGCCGCCCTGCTTGTAGATTTCAGCCCTGTTCATTTCACTGGGTTTCGGCTTTATCACTTCCACGTTGTCATGCACGAATTCAGCCATTCTGGGCCTCCTGTATCTCGTGCATTTCTTCCCTGAGTTTCCCCGCCCTTTCCTCCAGGGCAACCAGCCGTTCCTTGTCCGTCTCGGATTCCGGCAAGCCCATGATGGCGGCCACGCGGAGGGCGCGTTCGGGCCGGGCCGTCTGGCGGTCGATGGTGTCCAGTTCGGCCTGGATTTCGGAGAGGCGGAGGGCCACCGGGTCGGGAGACGGGGGAACCGGCTCCGGCGTGGCCTGTCCCGGATTTTCTTTGACGAATCCGGCCACCGCTTGCCACAGGGGCGCAAACTCCCCCTCTTGCTCTTTCGGCACATGGTAAGGATTGCCGTTGACGGTAATCACAAACGAACCGTCTGGCCGGGTGAGTATCGGAAACTTTTCCCAGGATTGGGTTGTTATTGACATTTATGTTAGCCTCCAATATATAACTGCTGTTGAGTTGGAATTGCCGGCTATAATTCCCACAAGAGACCCTCCGGCCGCAACGCCACAATAAAAAGTCGATCCATAGGCGGTCGCATTCCCGGCATAGTAACCAATTGCAATATAGAAATACGTTCCGCCTGGGGGCAACGATTGTTGACCGATGCCGTCTTTGTTTCCTACTTGTCCAATTCCCGCCGCCGTTTGCGGCCTTGGTGCTCCGAATGTGGGTATGCGTCCGTTCAAGTGCGCCAAGTTGACAACATCCTTATCCGCCGCCGGCGCCTCGACCTGCGCCCGTCCATTGGCGTCCCGCCGCATGACGGTATCCGGCGTGGGGAGGCTGGTGCCCGATATGTAGGGTTGGCCGTTCAACATAATTTTCAATAACCTTAAGGAGTTACCCCCCCCCACCCCCCCACCGTTTGCGACTTCTTTGTAAATCATGTAGAAGGTGCCGTTGGTTTGGGCAGAGGGGGAGAGGGCGTTGAAGGCGGCTTGGGTTAGGGCGCGGACGGGGGGCCAGCCGTTGACCTCCATTTCCCCATGCTCATCAACGCTCACCATGCCCGGCGTGTCGGCGTTGCCTTTGACCAGCCCCAGGGCCGTGTTGGTGGCTTTCTGGACCGCGCCCGGGCCATTGTCCGTCCACATTTCAAGCTCGACATTCCAGACCCATTCATGCGTATCCCAAAGGTTCTGAACAAAAGTGGAATTGGGAACACTATCCCGGCCCGGGAAAAAGCTCATGGCATAATCGGTCAGGGTTTCTTGCCAGTCGGCCGCAGCCGCCGGATCGCCGAAGTCAAAGGCCGGCAAATAGGTGGCCGCGCCGAACCGGGACTTCATCTCGGTCAGGATTTCCTCGGACTCCCGCGCTGCTTCCTGGGCTTCTTCGGCCCACCTTCCGGCCGCCAGGCTTTCCTCGTGGGCCGCTTCCTGGGCTGAAACGGCGTCATCCCGGGCGGTTTCAGCGGCGGTTACCAGGAGGCCCAAAAGCCCCTTGGTTCTATCAATCAGGCGCCGCAGGGAATCGACCGGAATGGGCGGCAAGTCTGGCACTTGACCGGGCAAAACCGGATTCTGGCGCCCTAATTCAACGGTGGTTTCCTCATCGCCGTGAACGAATTTATGAAGCTCATTCACGTTCTCCAGTTGGTTTTCAGTAGCGGCAATGAGCAATTCCTTATTAAGCGTAATCATCGGCCAGACCCTCCGGGATATTGGTGACTCCGCCGTTTTCCGGCATCAAGATATGTAAGATATAGTGCAAGCGGCTGGTGTAATCGAACCATTCCTTGGGTGAAAACATCAAAAGAATCCAAACCAAGCCGGAATCCATCAAATTTTCCCGCCGGGCCACGTCAAGTTCGAAATTGTATTGGCTGGATTCCCCGGACTTGGCCACCATCTCCGGCCGGGTCTTGAACCTCACCAGATGGTCAGTCAACTGCCCGCCAACCCACAGGGGCATATAGAACCACCGGCTGCCCTGGACTAGAGCATCCCGTTCGAAGGCTTCAAACCAGTCGGATTGGATGGGGTCAAGAAACACGGAACAGGAGGCCGTGGTTTCATCGGTATCAAATTCAATGCGGAACTGGCTCCCGATATCGAATTCCGAAGGAATCCGCCGGTCTTCGGGCTTGATTCCATAACCATCCACCATGGCCGGCCTCAGCCAGTCCGGCCAGCGATAAATGGGCTCTCTGGGGGTCGGCGCCATGTTCTTTAGGCCTCCGCCGTGGTTATGGCCTGGACCGCGCTGTAAAAGAGTTCCAGGGGTCCGCCGGCCACGTCGAAAAAGGCGTCCTTGGCCGCCAGCCGAAAATAATAGGCGGTTCCCGGGGTCAGGCCGCCCCAGGTGAAAGGCAGGGTATCGGCCGTCCGCATTTCCACCGCCGCATTGGCCCCGAAGTCCGGCCCGTTGCCCCGGATGATGACCAACCCGGTCCCGTCGCCGTCAACCTCCATTTCGGTGATGGTGACCGAATCGGCGCCCACTTCAAAAGAGGCGTTCAGGAGCGTGGGCGGAAAGTCCGTCAAGGTCAGTTCGGCCTCATCGGACAAGACGCCTCGAACCGTCCGGTATCTCAGGCCCACGTTAAGTACCCGCCAGGGTCCGCCGTCAGCCGCGCCCATTTCAGGGGTATAGATAAAGGCCTCCTCATCCGGGGGCAGTTCGTCCACGGCCCGGGCCACGGTGAAGCCATTGGGCTCGTAAAAAATCAAATGCCAGGCTGAAACCGCCTCCATCCCGGTCGCCTCCGCCGGCGCGGACCAGGAAAGGGCGGCCCTGGCCCCGGCATAGACCCCTTCCAGGGCGGGCGCCGGGGAGAAAAGGGCCTCCACGTCCCCGCTCCAGCGGGACCAGGGGCCAAGGCGGCTTTCGGAATCTCGGGCCGCTACCCGGAGGGATAAAGGCCCGGGGGAGGCCTCGACCTCTATACTATTAATAGTTATATTTTCCCCCTGGCCCCAGGCCGCCGCGCCCACGCTCTGCTCTACCCGATAACCCACGGCGCCGGCCACCGGAAGCCAGGTCAGGCGGACAATGGGCGCTTCCGGGGAGCCCAGGCCGGAAGCGGTCAGGCCGGACGGCGGAGGAAGGACCACAAAGGTTCCGCCCGTCTGGCCCCTATGCCCCCAGGGCGGGGTGGGGATGTCGTTGTAATCGTCTACCGTGGGGTCATCGTTGATGCAGGTCACTTCATAATGCCAGGGGTCCATGGGTGAAACCGTGGTTATGATCACCCGGCCCGAAAATTCCCGGCCGCCCTGGATGGTCCAGACCGTGGCCACCCGCCCCTGGCCGAAATCGACCCATTCAAAGGGATTTTCCAATCCCTGGCTCAAAAGAAGTTCAAAATCATCCCGGTCTAAAAAGGCCTCCCGGCCAAGGGCGGCGGAAATCTTGCACGGTCCCCAGGGCGTCCCGTCCGGCCGGGTCAGGGCCAGATAAAAATCGCCCGCCGGGGCCGTGGGCAGTTCCGCCCCCAGGTCCAGGCTCAGGGTTTCCTCGTTCCAAGCCTGGATCTCCCCGCTGGCCAGGTCGGAAAAATAGGGGTGGTTCACGGCGCAGACATCTCCCATCAGGAGATTCCGGGCCACGGCCCCGGTCTGAAACTTGGTTATGATGCGGCGCTTGCGGTTGACGGCCGCCTGATAAAGCCCCACTTTATGGCCCTGGTCCCGGTTGACTATGCCCACCACGTTCCGAATGGCCGGAGTCTTGGATTCCGAATCCGGCAAAACACAGCGGACTTCCCGGCCCTGGAACCCGGCATCTTCGTCCAAATATGACCAAATGACGTCATCCGGGGTTTCTTCGCTGAAGGTGTTGAACGTGCGGCTGAAGGATCCCCGGATGATGTTGTGAGGGGTGAAGACGTGCCGCACCGGCCGGCCCGGCTGGTCATAGATAAAGGCCACTCCCCCGGCCGTGATCCGGGGCACCACCCGGAAGGGCTGGCACATTTCCAGCACCAGATCCCAAACCTTGTGAGGCCCGTCGAAATAACCGTCGAAGGTCCAGTTCTTGGCCGTCAATATCGGGTCTATGTGACCCCAAAGGGCTTCCAGGTCGATCTGATTATCCGGCAAATCGCCGCCCCAGGAAGTCTTGAGAACCGAAGACAGGGCGGCGGCAAACTTGCGGGTCGGCACCGGCTCGCTCCAGGTTTTGGCCTGGCGGTCATACAGGGGCAGCTTGCGGGTGTAAATGGCCCGGAGGCTGCTGGAGGCCTGCTGGGTGATGACGTTGCTGGCCTTTATCCGCATGGCCACCACACTCTGGTTGTAGCTCAGGGTGCCGGGCAGGAAGGAAAACAGGCTTTCCCAAGCCATCCGGCCATTCCAGCGGCCGTTGACGTTTTCGCCGTCCATGACCGCCTCGTCCAGGCGCCGGGTCCGAATCTGATAGCGCCCCGGCTCGACCGGGACATCCAGCGAAAACCGCTGGGGAGTCGGGGTAGATAGGGTCCAGGGCTGTTCTATCAGGGTCTGCCAGTCGCCTTGAGGCTGGCCCAGGTCGTCAATGGCCTGATACTGTATCTGGACCGTAAAGGTCCGGGGCTGGAGCCGGCCGTTGTTGTCGAACCAGCCTCCGCCGTTGCCGAAGATGATATTGTTGACTATCCGGTCCGTTTCGGTGCCGGGGGGATTGGCCGAAAAAGGCCCCAGCCAGCCGGCATATTCGGGGTGATTGGAGGGAAAAACCTCCTGCCCTGAAACCTCTATGCTCACCGAAACATTGTCCGGGAACAAGGTCACCGTCTGGCCCGGCTCCAGAAATTGCAGTTCCACCTCGTAGCCGGCCACCAGGCCGGAATCGTGGCGCCAGAAAACCGTATCGCCGAAGGCCAGGCTTTCCAACTCGTAAAGCCCCCGCCCCAGGGCCATGACCTGATACAGATACATATCGTTGCCGATGTAATAACCCCAGGCATTGGCCGCCCGGTCCGGCACTATCTGCATCCGCCCGAACCCTTCGCCGATGACCCCGTAAAGCCGGGCCTGGTTGTTGCTCCCGCCTATGCCGTAGGTGGGGCTGGCGGATTCCATGTCCCGGCCGCCGCCCATCAGGGCCGGGGTCTTGAATATGGCCCCCATTAAAAGACTGCCGGCCACCATGACGGCGGCGGAGACCAGACTGGAAACCGCGCTAAATGCTGCAGACCCCTGGGTAAAACCCATAAGTCCGGCCGCCGCCGGGCCTGCATACCAGGCCACAACCATAATGACCACAGTCAATATTATCTGTAGCGGATTACTCCCCCCCCCGCCCCCGCCCATCGGGTAATGGCTGACATCAACGAATTCCACCGCGTCCGTTTCGGCCGGAAAGGTCGCGGCCCAGTCCTTCCGCAAGACCGGGGCATTGTTCAAAAGGCAGATCGTGGGGAATTGCCATTCCCCGGTCTCCGGGTTGAATTCCAGGACCAGATCGTGGATATTGGCCCCAAGAGGCCTCTGGCGAGTCTCCGGCTTGCGGGTGGGCGGTGAATAGGTGGCCGTGGCCATATCAGCTATCTAGCTCCAAATGCCGATACCAAATTATTTCCCGGAAGCCCCGGCCCTTGGCCTCGGCTTCGCTTTCCAGAACGACCCCCGCTCCCTGGAGGCAGTGAAGTATCAAAATCCCGTCCGGGGTCCGGGCCGCCAGCCCACAGTGGTCTTCGTAATTCATCCGGGCGAAAAAGGCGCAGTCAAAATCGCGGACCGGCTCGCCTCCGGCCAGCGGGCGCAAACCAAAAACCTCCGGCCGCATATTTTCAATGCACTCACGAAGATTGAAGGCGTTGGCCTCTATGCCGATGGTTTCCACCCCCCGGTGCGCCTTTAGCGCATAACGCAAAAGCTCCCCGCAGTTGAAACTCTCCGGCGGATAGGGCGCCGCCGCCCAGGGCTTGCCGATATATCGCTCTTGCCAGAAGGCCATAATCACCGCCCCATAACCAAGGCCGGGTATTCATGCGGCAAATAAATGTTGCCGTAGGGCTTGCTCATGAACCGCAAAATGCCGCCGTCCGCGATAATACTGCCGCCCTCCCGCCTGGGGCTCAAAATTTCAATGCCCGGCCAGACCACGGCCGGCCCTTCGGCCTCCCGGCCCTTGATGTATTGGCGATAAGTGGCCCGGATAATCCCGCCCCCCATGGCCGCCGCCTCCAGGTATTTGTCGAAATCGTTGTATAAAGCCACCCGGATATTGAAGGCCCCCCGGGCATTGGTGGAAGATTCCGGCATGGTGATCTCCCAAGGGAAGCCCGCATATTCCACGATCTGGCCCGGATCTAGGGGGGCGTTGTCCTCGTGCTTCAAAAAGAACCGTTCAAGTTCCGGCCCGGTCACCGGCCAGCGGACCACCCGGAGCGGCTCGGTGAACTCGTGGTGGTCTATTTCCAGACAATCCAGGGTTATCACCGAATCCGGCGCCGAGGCCCAGGCCTCGGTTATGGCTTCATGGAGAGCCGAAGTCATCTGAAATACCCGGCCTTGGCCCCGTTGAGCATATAGTTGCTTTCCATGACCTGGGCGAATTGGGAGGTCCCGGCCTTGGCCTGGTTAGCCTGGCCTTCATCGATGGATTTCAGGATGATCTTGGTATCGACACCTCCCCCCGGGCCGCGCTGGCTCTGCATTTCGGCCTTGGCCGGAGTGCCGGTCTGGTTGATGACCTGGATGCTGTTGACCACCCGGATATCCGGGCTGGAGTCATAACCATCGGCCACGCTGACCCCCAGGCGGCCCCGGCTGTCCCGCTCCAGGGGCATAATGGCCTCGGCTCCAGCTTCACCCATGAGGCCGATTCCGCCCCGGGCAAAGGGGAAGATGGTGGGCCGGTCAACCACGGTGTTGACATAGGCATCAAGACCGGGGGAATTGAAGATATTGCCCTTGGCGGAGCCGAACAGAGACCCAAACAGATTTCCAAAAAATGAACCGATCCCGCCTCCGCTCCCGCCTTCCATGGATTGTTTCAAGGCTTCCACAATGGGCTTCATTACCAGCATTTCCACGGCGATCCGGGCCAGTTGGTTGACGATGGTGGTGGCCATGTTGCCAAAGGCCTCCCCCGCGCTCTTGGCTCCGGTTATCATGTCGGTAAAGGCATTGGTGATGGCGTCGGTCGAAGTCTTGAACAAATCGGCGGCCTTGGCGGCGGCGGTATTGGATTTTATATAATCATCCATGGCCCGGTTCAGCCCGGATAAAGCGTCATCCCCAAGCTGTTTGGCCTTTATGGCGGCGATTTCGTTTATCAGGGCAAAGGCCCGGGCCTGTTCGGTCGCGTCCTCGATCTTACGGGCCATTTCCTGCCATTTATTGATCTGCGCTTCCAGTTCCTTTAATTGGGCTTCGCTGGTATCGCCGATCAAAGAGGCATGTTCCCGCTCCAGGTCAACAATGAGCTGCCGGGCCTTGTATTCGGCCTTGGCCGCCCTTTCCGCTTCCCTGGCCGCCCCGCCCCGACGCCGGCTGGCCTTTTCCAGTCCGGTTTCGCCGCGTTCGATTTCGCCTAAAAGTTTGGCTTGCCTTTCGAGTTCGCGGTTCAGTTCCGCCGCTTCCTCAAATTTTCCCATGCCGCGCAAGGCGCTTTCACGGCTTTGCAGATTCAGATAAGCTATTTCGGCGTTATTTTTGGCTTGCTGCTTGGCTTCTTCAGCCGCTGTTCGGGCGTTCTTGGTGAATTCCTGTAAAACCTTCAGGTCGCCGGCCAGGGTTTGGCCCAATTTCGCCCCGGTGCCGCTTATCATTTTCATGGCTTCCGCCAAGTCCCGATAAGCATCCGCCGCATCGTGAGCCGGGTCTATGACGCCATCCGTGGCTTTAGCTGCCTTATTAGATGCTACTAGGATTCGGTCTCCAGCTTGCTGGTAATCATCACCCATTTCCTGAACAATTTGTTTCCAGGTCTGGCCAACGGCGGCAAGTTCCCTTTTAAGTGTGTTTGAAAAATCGCCGAAGTTTTTTAATGCTACATAAAAAGCCCTCACCGACATGACGGCGGCCATTATATTATTTACAAACATACGGACAGAAGAGATTAAAGCCGTAAAAGCCACATCCGCCTTGGCGGCCATTTCAACTAGATTGTCGGAAAGCCAAACGATTGCCGCAACCAACTGACTCGAAGAAGCCTTGGCATCATCAATGGCCTTGGTTACGACTTTATAATTAGTGCCCAACCTGGTAAAGGCATCGTTCAGAGTCGCCGGCATGGCCTCGGCTTCGGCGGTCAATTGCTGAAGCTGGCTGGTCAGGGCCTTAAAAACCTTTTCCGAAGTCAGTTCCCCGGCCGCCGCCATGTCTTTGAGCTGTTTGATGGAAACCCCAAGGCCATCGGCCAGGGCCTGGACCACCCGGCCGCCCTGCTGGAGAACCGTGGTCCAGTTCCGGCCCTTGAGTTCTCCTTCCATCATGGATTTAGCCAGGGCATTGATAACCGTTTCCGCCCGCTGTCCCTTGGCCCCGGAGACCACCAGGGCATTGGTCAGGGATTCCATCAGATCAAGCTGCTGCTTGGTGGAATAGCCCAAATCCTTGAACGCGGTGGCATTGGCCAGGAATATTTCGGCCGTGGATTCCAGGGAGGCGTAGGTTCGGTTGGCCACTTCATGGATCCGGGAAAAGGCCATGGCCGCCTCATTGGCGCTCCCGGTGGCCAGCCTGATACGGGCGTCCAGATCGGTCATGAGCGAAGTGATCCGGGAAAATTCCCGGAAGCCCTGCCCGACTATCCCGGCCACGATGACGTTTTTCAGGGTGATAAGGTTGCCGATGCTGGTTTCAGCCGCCTGGGCCAGGCCCCGAATGGCCCCTATAGTGTCGCCGGCCTCGTGCCGGAGCTTGGCCATTTGAAGGGCGGAGGCCCCGGTCAGACGCTGGATGCGGTCAAGGCTCCGCTCCAGGTTGTCCAGATTGGTCTTTTGGGCCATTTGCCGGGCCAGGCTGGCAAAGTTCTTTTCCGAAATTCCCGCCGCCTTGGCCACGGCGTTAAGCTGGGTTTCAGCCTTTTTGAAATCCGCGTCCAGGGCTTGAACGCTGGCCTTGGTCTTGGCCATGCTGGAGGCCAAAACGTCTATCTGGCGGGTGGTCTTGCTGAAATCCAGAGCGCCGCCAAAAGCCGAAGCCACGGCCGCGCCGGCGCTTTTGGCTTCGGCCTTGGCGGCATTAAGTTTATTGTGAAGGTTGGAATAGTCGCCGTCTATGACAACGGAAATGCCTCTACCTTTTGCCTTGGCCATGCTTTCTCCGGTTTTGGTAAGCCATTAGTTGCCCCGTTATCCGCCCCAGGCTGGCCTTGTCCTGACCGGGCCGGGGCTTGGGCGGCTTTTCGGCTTCTTTCGCCCTTAAGACGAAATAGGCCCGCCCTTCCATGAGTTCCGCCCAGGTCATTTCCGCCAGCATCCGATCCACGCTGGCATAACCCAGTTCAAGGGCGAGGCCATAGGCGAAACGCCGCCAGCCGCCCCGCCCTTTCAGTTTTTTTCCGCGTCCTCGGCGTAGCCCCCCATTTTGTTGACCCGCATGGCGGCGGCGGTCAGGCGGTCAATGGCCGGGCGGGATTTTTCCATCAGGGCCGAGATATCCTCATCGGTGAAAATCGGTTCCCCGTTCTCATCGATCACGGTCCGGGTCAAAAGGATGCCCACCCTGGCCACGGCCTGATATTTTTCATCCACCTTTTCAGCCTGGGTGGCCATTTCCAGGCCGGCCTTAGCGGTCAGGGCCCGGACATAGACCCCGCCTCCCCATTCCGGCATATCCACATATTCCCGCTGGTAATCATCGGCGGCCAGAATGGCGTCCCGGTTCAATACTGTCATTGTCCCCTCTCTCAATCAAAGAAGTTGATGAAGATGACCTGGTTCCGACTGTTGGCGATGGCCGCCGCGTCCCCGCCGGTAAAGGCGGCGTCCCCGAAAGTCACGATGACCGCCCCGGAATCCCCCGCTTCATGGTCGGTGGCCGCGCCGGAAAAGCCGATGTAGGCCGTGCTTTCGCTGACCTGGACCACTTCGGCGGTCAACCCGGCCGGAACGCCGCTGAAACTGACCCCGGCCAGCGGGTCGCCGTCAGTCCCGGCAAAAGTGTCGCCGTTGACGATAACGCTGACTATCCCGGCCACCCGGCCGCCGTTGTCGGAAGCCTCGTTTAGGGTGTGGCTGCTCCAGGTCAGGCGAGGGGCGCCGGAATCCGGGAAAATCCAGTTCAGGTCCCCGGTGATCCGGAGGCTCAATTCGGTGGTGATGACCCCTCCCTGAGAACCGGAAAGGGGAAAGCCCGAGACCCGGGCCTCAAAGCCGACTATGACTTCACCGTTACCGAAACCGTCATCCGGCAGGTAAAGGCGGAATTCCAGGGTGTTGGGGCTGTCCAGGTTCCCGGCCAAAATCTGCTGGCTGCGCGAACCGAATAGGGTCTGCATGGTGCTGGTGAAAGTGCCGTTGTCCTTCAGATCAAGCTGGTATTCCTTGGCCTTGGAATCCAGGCGGGTGACATCTATCTCCCCCCGGGTCACATTCGGGCCGCTGAACCCGGTCAGGCCCATGATGTCCATCCACTCCCGGGTGTCCGGGTCGCGGACTTGAAGGTAAGAACCATAGGCGACTACAGCCTGGCCTCTTTTGGTGTCAATGCTCATCTCTCAAATCCTCCGTTCTGTTGGCAGGTATATTCCAGGGTTATGCGAAAATAATTTTCAAAACCCATTTCAGAATCTTGTTCAAACCAGTTGGTCACCGGGGCCGTGAACATGGCCCGCTGAACCTCCAGGGCTATTACTTTGCCTTGGCCGTAATCTTCCGCCCAAACATCCACGGCCAACTTGACCAGTTCCGTCGAGTGCCCCCGCAAATGTCGGGCCGGAATCCCGGTGATGCGCCGAAAGGTCAGGGCGGGTAAATCTATCCCGGCTGGCAGCTTGTGGGCATATATCTGTTTCCCAACCAGGTCGGTCACTCCGGGCGCGGCCAGGAGTGCGGGCAAGATCAGCTTTTCGACCGCTTGCGGCACCATCAGCCGATCTCTACATTCACCGGGGCCATGGCCGCCGCCGTTATCTGGTCCGCCCGGCTGGCCACTTCCTCCAGGGCCGGCATCATAAAGGGGCGGGCCGGAGTGAAACCCAGAACCCGGCCCCCGGGAGTGACCTTGGCGTGGCCGAACTCGATCAAATGGGCATGGGGCGCGTAATTATCTCCGGAATCAAAGGAATACCCTCCGGCCCTGACCAAAACAAAAGGGCTTTCCGGCCCGGGGTCTTCCACCCGGATGGACTTCCGGAGCGCCCCGGTTTCATCCGCAAAGGCCGAAGTTATCCGCGCCCGGCTGGCCACTTCCTGGGCCACGGCCCGGATCCCCGGATTCACGGCTTTCCTGACCTCTTCCACAATGGCCCCCACGTCAATATCCACTTTGACGTCCGCGCTCACGGGTTGACCTCCTGGCCCGGCCCCTGACCCAAGGCCCGCGCCCGGACCATCAATTGGGTCTCTATGCCCTTCACGTCCTGGATGACGGCCACCAGGTCATAGACCGTCCGGCCATGCCTCACCCTCACTTCGGCCGGGGAAAGGCCGTTGCGGCGGCGTATCCTGATCCGGGCGTCAACCCGGGCCTCGGCCTGGGGTAATTGTCCCTGTTGCCAGTATTCGCCGCCCTTCAGCGGTTCCACATTGGCGAAAATGGCCGGGCCGTCTTCCCAGGTTTCCTTGGCGCCGCCGTAAATGTCCCGGCCCATGGTCCGGGTCATCAAAACGACCTTGTGCCGCAAAAGAGGCCGGGAATATGGCCCGTTATTCGGCCTTGGGGCAACCATAAGTCCGCCAGGGATCCAGGAGCCGGTCCAGGAATTCCTTGGAAATTCCGAATTCCACCACTTGAATGGCTATACGGTTCAGGAGCCAGAGTTTAAGGCCTTCCGGGAAGACCTTTTCATCCGGGTCGGGCGGGTCGCTTGGCTCGGCCACCCACTCCTTCCGCCAGTCCCGGCCGGTCTGGTGGCCGCCAAAGTCGATAAGACCTTCCCTGGCGGTCTCCAGAGTGGTTTCAAGGTCAGCGTCCAGGCCATCGTCCAGCCGGCAGAAATCCCGGATTTCCTCCAGGCTGACCAGGGGCTCGCTCATCGGCGGCCCCGGCGCCCGGGCATGGGCGGAGGGCTGACCGCTTCCGGCTGGACCGGGAACGTAGCCCCGGCCTCTCCATCTTCTTCCAACTCCGGGGCCGGCGGAGCGGTGGCGCTATCACCTGCCGTCGTTTCTGTCGGTTCGGAATCCAGAAGCCCCTTTATTTGCCGGGCATGGGCCAGGGCGTCCTCGGGTATTTCAACCGCGCCCGGTCCATAGACCACCGGCCGATGACCGCCGTGAAAAAAGCGGAAAGCCGTGGTCAGATACGCTTTAGGCATAACGCCCTCCTATCAGGCTTCGACTTTCAGGAGCTTAATGGCCTGGGTATCTTCCAGAAGCCCGCCCACGCGCTTGGTGGTGTAGAAATGGACAAAGGGTTTGTTGGTGTAGGGGTCCCGCAAAACCCGGATGCCGAAGCGATCCACTATGGTATAGGTCCGCCGCATATTCCCGAATATGATCGGAATAGAGCCGGCGCCCACATCGGCCATGTCATGATTTTCCACCACGGGATAGCCGAAAATAAGGGAAGGCTGGCCGGCCTGCATGGAAGGCTGCCAGAGATAATCTCCCTTGTCGTTTTTCCATTTCCGGATGGTGGCCAGGGTCAGGGTATTCATCATGAAGAAGGCCCCTGCCCGATAGCCCCGCTTCAAGCCATAGATCAGGCTCAAAAGGGTATCGGCCGGAGCCGTGGTGGGCCAGCCGGTGGCATTGCCGGTAGCAATAGTCTGGAGAGTCCCGAAGGGCCGGGCATCATCTTTGTCATCGCTCATGGGGGCGGTCAGGAGGCCCTTGGGCTTGTTGTCGCCGTCGCCGAATAGAAAGGCCAGGTTTTCCTGTTTAGCGAATTCAAAGGCCACTTCTTCAGCCAGCCAGCCGGCCGGGTCGAAAAACATATCATCCAGAGCCCGCTGGGTGCTGGCCGGGTTGGCGTAGATTTCGCCCATGACCGGCGTGATTTTAGCCAGCTTTGGTGCGTCGGTCTCCGGCCGGGGGTCGGTTTCGCCCACCCAACCGGAGGCGGCCGTGCCGAGATTGACCAGCCGCTCGTAATTCTCCCCGCCGATAGTCATGACCCGGCAGACCTGACGCATGGGGCTTTCATCCCGCAAAAGCTGAAGGATGCTCCTGTCCAGGCGCGTGGGGACGGCATAACCACCGGAATCGTCCACTCCCACCTGGATGGCCTTGACCTGGATTTCAGCCAAACCGGCCACGGCATTTTTTCGCAGGAAACCCTCAAAAGCCGCTTTGTGTTCCTCGTTCAAGGCGTCTTGCTCTTCGCCCGGAGCGCCGGGGCGGTTGGCTTTCTTGGCCACTTCCTTGAGTTCTTCACCCAGGCGGGTCAGTTCGGTATTAATTTTCTCGGTCTTGGCCTCAAGTTCAGACACGGCCTTGCCTTCGGCCATGGCCTTCAGGCGCTCATCATTGGCGGCTTTGAAATCCGCAAAAGCCTGGTTCTGCTCTTCGAGCAGTTTCTTCAATTCCTCAGACATGGTTCAAACTCCTTTCAAGAGCTTAATGTTACGGCGGAAAATGGCCGCCAGTTCTTCTTCCATCTCCGCCACGTTTCCGGATTTCACAGCCAGGACACGGGCCTTGGGATTGGCCGGGAAGGTCACCAGGGACACTTCCCAAAGTTTCACTTTTTTAAGTTTGCGCCGGGGGTCTTCCGGCTTGCTCCGGTTTTCCCATTCAATCGGGGTGTAACCGATGGAAAGGCCGGTAATGGCCGGGCGCGGCTTCATTTTCAAGAGCGTATAGGCCTCCTGGCCCCGGGGGGTATCGGCGAATTTTCCGACCACGAAAAGGCCGTGATCATCCTCCCGCATTTCCATCCAAGCCCCCAAGGGCATATTGCTGGCCGCCTCCCAACCGCCGTGCTGGGCCAGGAGCGCGGGCCATTCTCCGGTGGTTTTGGCTTCGGCCAGGGTTTCGGCAAAGGCCCCCTTAAGGATCACATCCCCGGTGGAATCCATATTCCCGAAGACGGCGCCATAACCCTCAAAGGTCATGGCCTCTTCATCAACGGCTTTTATTTCCAGCCGGCAATCAAGGTTCTTGCGTTCCATTTCCATTTCCATCTCCTTGGCCGGCTTCGCCGGGCTTGCCCATGTTCAGGGGCACGAAATATTCGTCCCCGCCCTCCCGAGGCGGCATATCTTCCAATTTTCGTATATCGTTGGGGGATAAGGCCCCGGCGTTGAACATGGTCTTATAAAATTCGCCCCGCTCTTTGACCGCGCCCCTCATGAGAGCTTTGGCCTCCAGCTTCAAATAATAGCCTTCAGCTTTTTCCGCCTTGCTCAAGAGCATCCGCCGGCCGCTCTGTTCAATATTTCGGTAAATGGGCATTAAGTCATTGGTGACATGGGCAATATTCATCTGCTCGACAGAGGCGTAGGTTGAATTTTTGTCGCTGTAGAAAACTTTGACCGGGTTGACCCCCATGACCCGGCAGATTTCCTCAATCTGAAATTTCCTGGTTTCCAGAAATTGGGCCTGGTCATTGTTGGAAGTCAGGGGGGTATATTTCAAGTCGGCCCAAAGAACCGCCGTCCGGTTGGCGTTTTGAAGCCCTTCATTCATCTTGGCCCAGCTTTGCCGGAGGGCTTCCCGCTGTTTTTCATCCAGGACGGCCGGGGTTGATAAAATGCCCGCCGGCCGGCCGCCGTTCTTGAACAGCTTAGAGCCATAGGTTTCCGTGGCCTTGCTCAGGCCCAAAACATCCCGGGCCGTCCGCACTATATTCAGGCCGCCGTAATAATCCCAAGGCAAATGCTTCAAATGCCACATATCCCGGGGCGGCACTTCCACCTGTTTCCCATTGGCCGTGGTTATGAAATATCGCATGGCAAAGCCGTTGACTTCCTGTTGAATGTTGACCGTTCCGGGCGGATAGGGCAAAAGCTCCAGGATTTCATCATTATGCCGATTGATCCAGACAAAGGCGTTGCCGGTCAGGGAAAGGTGCATTACCAGCATGGTCCGAAAATCAAAGCTGGTCTGCCATTCGTTGGGCTCTTCCGACAAAAGTTCATGGAGCGGGTGATCCTCCGCCGGAACTTCCCCGCTTCTCAGGAGCCGGAAGGGAACCTGGGCCACCCCGTTGCACAAAACCCGGACGCATTGAAGGACCGTGGCCACTTCCAAGGCCGTCCGCTTATTGATAGTTACCCCGCTGGCCGTTTCGGTCCCGGCAAACAAAAGCTCTTCCAGAAGCCGGTCGGAACTGTCAATAACCGCCGGCGCAGTTTGGGGTTTCTGTTTTCTGAAAAACGGCCAGAACATCAGTCCCAAACCTCCAGGCCGCCCCAGGCCGACCTTTGTTCCGGAGCCTCCGGTCCCACCGCCCCGTTCAGGGCCATGGCCAGGGCTACAATGCCGTCAATGCGACCGGTGGATTTGATTTTGTCGAATTTTCTATTTCCGGCCGGGTCTGCCTGGGCCTTGACGTTAGCCGCGCACATGGTCAACACCGGGTGATTGCCATGCTCCAGCCGTCCCTCCAGGAGCAGATCCTCCAAAGTCTCGACCGCCGGGTTCATGTCCCGAAAGCCCTGGCCGTGGGGAATGAGCCGCAAACCGCCGGGCACCGGGTCATCCTTGCCGTCAATCCAGGCGTCCACCCCTTCGGCCAGGAGTTCCCGCTGGAAATCGTCTATCTTCCAGCGGTCGAACTTGACCCCCTCGATCTTCAGCCGGCCGTGGATTTCGGCAATTTGCCGGGCCATGAAGGCGTAATCGATGGTCCGGCCCGGGGTGGCCGTCAAGCGGCCCTGTCTGGCCCAAAGATCGTATGGAACCCGGTCCTTGTCGGCCCGTTCCCGGATATTGCCTCCCGGGGTCCAGAAATATGACAGCACGGCCCACTTCCCGCCCGGAGCCCGGGTCACGAAAACCAGGGCGGTCAGGTCGTTCTTTTTCGACAAGTCCAGCCCGCCCCAGCACGGTTGATCGTGGAACAGGTCAAGGTCCGGTTCCGCGCTGTTAGCCCGCCAGACGTCCGGGGTGATAAACCGGCCGTCCGCGCTGACCCGCTGGTTCAGATAAAGATTGCGGAAAGCAGCCTCCTGGCCCGGCATCACCTTGGCTTTCTCGGCCACTTCCCGCATTTCCTTCAGACTGCGGAAGTCACCCAGGGCCGGATTGGCCAGGGTCCAGGCCTTTTCATCCCAAATGTCGGCCTCCAGGGGAACCTCATGGATGAAAGCCCTAAAGGCCGGGTCTTCCAGTTCCCCGGCGTTGACCTTTTTCCCATAGTCCACCAGTTCGGAAAACAGGGCCCCGTCATCCTGGGCCTGGGTGGAAATGCACCAGACCAGAGGCTCGGCATGGGCGCCCCGGCTGGTCATCATTACATCGTAAAGCTCCCGGTCCCGGCCGAACTGGGCCAGCTCGTCAAAAATGATGAAGCTGGAGGATTTACCATGCTTAGACCGGCTTTCAGCCGAAAGGGCCTGATAGATGGAGCCGCTGACGGAATCGACAATTTTCTTGCTGGAATAGATGATATTCAGGCGGCCGGAAAGCTCTTCGTCCTGTTCCACCATGCCCCGCATATACTTGAAAACCTGGGCCGCCTGCTCCCGGTCGAAGGCCACGGAATAGAGTTCCCCATTCCGCACGGCCACCGGCCCGCATAAATGGGCCAGGCAGAGGCCGCCGATGAGGGTGGTCTTGCCGTTCTTCCGGCCCATGGTCACCAGGGCCTGCCGAACGCGCCGCAGACCGTCCGGCCCCTTCGGGTCATAAACCTGGCGGATGAAATCCTTCTGCCATTCCCGTAGCTCTACAGGTCGGCCGGCCAGGGCTCCGTCCGGGACGTTCAGAGTTTCGATGAAACGGATTATGAGGTCAGATGGTTTCATTTATTCCATTCATGCCCCGGGTCTCTCGGCGTCCCATCCGGGTTGCAACCCTTCAGGCGTTCCCCGCCGGCGGTCTTCTGGCTGTGACAGGTCTGGCAGCACGAGGCCAGATTTTCTATGGCCCAGGGATCGCCGCCGTCCCGAATGGCTTTTTTATGGTCAACCTGGGTTGCCTCCCTGGCCTGTCCGGGCGGGCAATATTCGCAAAGTGGATTCGCCCTCAGCTTGGCCGCCCTCAATTCCCGCCAGCGGGCGGTGTTGTAGGGCCATTTCGCCATCAGTTCAGCCGATCGGCCTGAGCCGCCTCAGCTTCGCCATACATCAGACCGGCCCTGGGACTTCTGGCCTCTGGCAATCCCGCCCGGCTGGCCTTGGCCGTGGCCCGGTGGGTTTCCCGGGCCGAGGCACCGATTTTGAGTTGACGGGAAAGAGCGGCGATCAAAAAGGCCGTTTTTATCCATTGGGCCTGAAATGTAGCGGCCAGTTTGACGTCTTTGCCCTCCAGGGCCTCTGTTTTCAGGCGGCGCAACTGGTTTCGGTCGCTCACAGCCTGACAAAGCTGGACCAAAAGCCCCGCGTCATCCTCCCGGTAGAATCCTGGCTCTTTGGCCTTGACCCTCCGGTCCCATTCGGCCCTTTCGGCCGGCCCCAGGTTGCGGCCTATGGACGATAAATAGGCGGGCTTTGGCTGATTCACGGCCTTTTTCGCTGCATTCGCTGATTTCGGGCCTCTTTTACCCATTTTCTCTCCAAAATTCAGCTTGAGGGAGGGGCGACGGTCTTGGGCTCGGCTTCATCCAGAGATTTGCCCCCCCCTACCCTTTTAACAATTGGGCATGGGGCTGGCGGAGCAGGACGAGGGGGAACGGGCGTTCCATCAGGCATTTTCCCCATTTGTTACCCTCTCCGCATTTCATTGACCGCTTTTCCTCTGGCGGCCTTCTTCTCAGGCCATGGACCGGAAGAACACCGCGCGTGTGGAAATTATAAGGGCATTTTTTTGCCCCAAACGATTTTGGTATGATTTTGGTAGGGTTTTGGTATGATATTAACTATTGACAAGGATTCCCCAAATCTAACTTGTTAGTTATATTTGGATACAAAAAAAGCCGCTCTTGGGCGGCGGCAACGTGCAAGAAATCCTTGTAGGTTGAACTGTCAAATATTACTTTACAGTTCGATTTTGGTGAGGGGAATCAGCTAAATCCGGGTGGAAGGCGGTCAAGGGATTTGACGTAATGCTCTGCCCAGGCCCTCAAGCTTTGCCGGGTCACAACCCATGAGCCTGACTTTTCTTTTCTGGCCGGGAAATCGCAGAGCGGAAGATATTCCCCCCGCAGCTTGCCGAGGGAAACGCCAAGCTCTCTGGCTATGTTATGGATTCCCGTTATCATAATTGAGGCGGGTTCGTTCATGCCTTAATTATGCATAATTAAGCGGGGTTGTCAAACGGCCCGGCCTCACAACCCATAAGCCCCCTTGTCGCCGCCCTTGGTCGGGTCTTGGGATTTGACGTGGGAGCAGAGCGGGTCGTTGCCGTTTTCCATGCCGGCGGTAAAGAGAAACTTCGTCTTGTCCACCTTGGCGCAGGGCGCCCAATCCGAACGCAGGCCCAGAAAATAATCCATCCGGTCGAAGAACAGGTCATAGAGCGGCGGGGAGAGATAGGGGTCATCTATGCTCTTGGCGGGAAAGGTGTTTCCGATCATCATATTTCCGCCCGCATACCAAGCGGTAGCCCTTATTTTGCTTCCATCAACTTTGACATCCCACGCATCGTTGTTATACATTGCGTTAGTTACTAAAAATAGCGACCATTGACGTGTGGCCGAAAAACCATCCTTCCTGTGAGTTATCCTGTAATCCTTTTCGGAATGGAGCAAGGCCTTATCGGCGGCGGCAATCAATTGCTCTTGGGTGAAATTCTTGTATGTCCTGACCATGGCCCGTTGGGTTGCATCGTTAAGGGCCACCACTTGGGCGCGGTCCATTTTGGGGGCCACGCAGCCGGCCAGGGATAAAATCAGGATGGAAAGCAGGATGGATTTCATGAGGGTTCCTTTCAAGTTTAAAGCAGCCCCTTGTCTCTGTTCTTTTTGGCAGCCTGAAACTCCGAATCTAACATTTTTGAAAAATAGACAACATTGATTTTGACTTTCATGCGTTCGCCAAAAAATTCTAATCCGAGTTTCGTTTTTTCGGTTTCCCATACCACTACAGATTCAACAGAACCGGCTGCATAAGCGTTGCCTATCATGTCGGGCTTGTTTTTTAAAAAATCATTTGACCAAGTGGTTTCATCGGTTAGCGGGTTGCCGTAATTTTCGACAAGCAATTTCTTCAGCCCCTCAAAAGTTTTGACATAATTATTGGCATTGATAAAATTTTCATTTAATATGTAGCCGGCCTTTGCCAGCTTGTCATTAACGAATTCATATCCTAAATTGAATTTTTCTCCGTTTATTGTCGTTTCATAAACCGTCATATTATCTCTGCGGAATAATGGAACCAACCCATCTTTCTTTTCCGCCGCTTCAACTTGGGCCGGGCTCATGCCCCATCTGACCTTGCGAAAATCAAAGCCGCCGGTCGGTTCTGGTTCTCTGGTCACGGCAAGAACCGCCACCATTACGCCAAGGGCAACCCCGGCTGCTATGGCCCCAATGATTGCCTTTTTCATGTCCTTTCCTCCCCCTCCCCTCAACACAACTTGCTTTTCGCCACTTTTTCGGCCACGGCGGCCGCAATTTTTTGGATTTCCGGCTTAACTTCCTCTTTGAGCATTACCAGATCGCGGCCAAGAATGGTCAGGCCAGCCCTCTGGACTATCACCCGGTATTTTTGTCCGGTAATAATCTTTTCTTTTCCAGCGATTATCGCATTATACATTTCCCGGATTTCAGCGATGCGGTTCTCAAAGCAATTTTCTATCACGTCAACCATCGAATCTCGAAAAACTTCTCTCCAATCCGCATCTGGCATTTCAGCCCCGGCTTCAATGGCCCGGTTGATGGCCCGGAGATAAGCGTCCTCGAAATCCTTCATGGTCAACTTGGGCACACCTATCGAATCACGGCCGACACTGCGCTTGCCGGCTTTCAAATTCTCACCTATCCTCAAAAATTCCACAATATTACATTCTAGCGCATCGGCAATTTTACACATTTTCCTAAATGTGGGGCTTGTTCTCCCTGTTATGTAACCACTTATATTGCCCTGGTCAGTATCGACCATCTCGGCAAACTGTTTTTGCTCTAACTTCTTTTTTTTAAGAGTAAATTCTAGCGCGAGGCCGAATATATTTTTTTCGTATTTATTTTTTGCCATTTTTCTCTTGACCGTAAGTTAAATTTGCCATATACTCACCCCATGGCCTATTTATCGGCATTGGAGGGAATGTTGAACACGGAATTGACAACCATCGCGGCCATGCTTGCCTGTTTCGCGGTCTTTGAGGCTGCCTTGGTGGTCATCTGTTTTATGGCCGCCCTTCACTGGTTCAATGTGGCTAAGATTCAAGGTGCGCTTCTCGGCTTGCTCCGGCAACAGGCGGCGCTGCAAGAATTGCTGGAAACTCTGAACAGACCGGAAGCGCGGAACAAATCATCGGTCAAGGCCTTAGGGACGGGCCAATATGCCTTTCAATGATCGGCACAACTATATTCGCGTCCAATTCAAAGTTGCACTTGCCGATATTGGCGCACTTAAAACTGTAAAGGCGGCTTCCGCCAATCCCCAATGGATCGGTTTTCCGATGAATGGGGTTCATCGGCGATTTGCATAGGTAACAATAGGGAAATTTATCAATGGAACCATCGGCCAGCTTTTTAAGGAAAAATCCTCCCGCATCAATCAGGTCGTTCGGAGGGATTTTGGCTTCCAGCTCGGCCACCTTGGCCTCCAGTTCGGCGACCAGCGCCTTTGCCTGGGCCAAGTCTTTTTCCAAGCGTTCCACCTGCTTTGCATCTAAAGCCCCGGAAATCATATTGCGGGCCGAATCAACCAAAGACATTTTCACACCCATCGGGATATAAACGGTATCGCTTATTATACCCAAACAGCGCAGGAAATAAAACATTTATGAGCAGAGCTAAAGATTTGAAATCACAGGCGGAACTGGCCCGGCAGGTCCGGATGGACTACAGGCATCTAAATGACTGCCTCAAGGGCCGCCGGAACGCCTCCCTGGACAAGGCTCTGGACTTGGCCGATCTGACCAAGACCGATCCGCGCCAGTGGGGCAAGAACGGCTCGGTGGAGGGCCGCCTGGCGGGTTTTTTGAACTGGCAGGAAGCGCAGCCGAGATGATTTAACCGGCCTTCGGGCCTGAGATAATAACCCTTCCCACATGAGTAATTTTTTCACCGGCTTACACCGGGCGGTGAAACTTTGTCCGAAAACGGGAAAACGATGAAGAAAAACCTTGAAACCCTGGCGCTGGCCTTCTTCGCTGCCTTCGCCGCCTGGTATGTTCTCCCGCGCATTATCCCGACGCGCCTGTTTTTGGGTGACTGAAAGATGACCCTCCTGACCATCAAAGAAGCCGCCCGGCGCCTGAGCGTCACCCCTCGAACCCTGGCCCTTTGGCGGGAGAAACGGCGCGGCCCCAGGTTTTTCAGGGTTGGGGTCAGGGTGCGGTATTGCTTGGAAGATTTAAACGCCTGGGTTAAGGCCCGGGCGGTGGAACCGAAAGGATTTTGACCATGAACGACGAAAAAGCCATTTTACTGGCCCAGGCCCAAGTGGCCAAAAACCGCTATCAACTGCTATTGGCCACGGCCGCCGAAAAGCGCAACGAGGCCAAGCTGGCCAAAAAAGAGGCTGATGAATGTCTGGCCCTTCACCTGGCCGCTATGGATCGCCTGGCCGAATTGGACGCCAAGAACTGAGGCCCACCATGCCCTTCCCTTCCCCTAACCCGCCCTCCGCGCCGTCCAGGCCGGTGAAAGCCGGCCGGGCGGTCCTGCCTGGGGAGGGGGCAACTGTCTGCATTGGATGCAAGCACGGAACCAAACCCGTTCTCAAGCCTGACTTTAAACACGGATGTATCCATGCCACTTGGCGTTTCAGGTCGAAAGCCAATCTACAAGACCGCGAAGTCGCGGCCATTCTCGATGCCTATGATCGGGAGCATGGTCGCCCCTGCGATGTGACCTTTTGGATTTAATCCAGGGAGACTCCGGCCACGGCCTCAAAAATCTCTTTATTTTCAGAGATGCGCTCGGCTTGGTCAGCTATGAGATTCACAACAGTCAGTGCATAGCGAACAGCGGAAATTCTGGCGTCATAATAATTGGGGGTTCCATCGAGATTCATAACCCCGTCAAAAGGAATATGGATTGGAATTTCTAAGGCCGGCTTAAGGAGGCCCCCATGTTCGAACCAAACACCGACCGAGTTTTGGCTCACTCTCTGGCCGCCCATCAGGCCCCCGCTGACCGGGACATGGACGTGTTCGAGACTTGGGAGGCCTCTTTGCCGGAGCGGTTCCGGGACCTCTTGAAAGTCATCGAAAAGCACTCCGACCTGGACCTTTGGGCAACTTTCTGGGCGGCCAGGGAGGCCGGGGGCCTGTAGGCAGTCTTTAAGCAATTCTAAATAACTCAAAGGATAAACCCATGCCCGCTACTGCCCATAAGGCCAAGACCAAAAAGACTCCGGCTAAGAAAGCCGCTCCTAAACCGTCTGCGCCGGCGATCCCTCCCCCAGTTATAGTTACTGGCTATAAAGGATTTACGAAGGACTTCCGCTGCCGAGGGATGCAGTATGAAGTCGGCAAGACTTACGAGATGCCGGAGGCCTCTCTGTGCAAAACCGGGATCCATTTCTGCACTGACCCTTGGGATGTTTTGGGTTATTACCCCCTGGCGGAAGATAACCGCTTTGCTGAGGTGGAGGCGGAAAACCCTTCCGATGAAACCAGCGATGATAGCAAACGGGTCACGAAAAAGCTGACTGTCAAGGCCGAATTGGGCTTTTCCGGGTGGATAAAGGCGGCGATTTCTTTTCTCTTTGAGAAGATAAAAATTGAAGAAACGCCGGGCGATTCCTCACAGCTGGCGGCCTCGGGCGATTACTCACAGCTGGCGGCCTCGGGCGATTCCTCACAGCTGGCGGCCTCGGGCGATTACTCACGGCTGGCGGCCTCGGGCGATTCCTCACGGCTGGCGGCCTCGGGCTATTACTCACAGCTGGCGGCCTCGGGCTATTCCTCACGGCTGGCGGCCTCGGGCTATTACTCACAGCTGGCGGCCTCGGGCTATTCCTCACAGCTGGCGGCCTCGGGCCATTACTCACAGCTGGCGGCCTCGGGCCATTCCTCACAGCTGGCGGCCTCGGGCGATTACTCGGTTGTCGCCGCTATCGGAATAAACAACAAGGCCAAGGCCGCCCTCGGCTCCTGGATTGTCCTGGCAGAATACGATAGCGAGGGAAAGCCGATATGCGTCAAATCCGCTCAGGTGGACGGTGAAAAGGTAAAGGCTGATACCTTTTATCTGCTCAAGGGCGGGGAGTTTGTGGAGGCCGAATAAAGAACCGACCCGTAAGGGACAAATCTTACGGGCCGGGCATCTGTGGTGTGAAAAATGAAAGGCGGTTGAAATGTATCACGAAACAAAGCCTCAAGTCAACCCTAAATCGGCCGCTGTCTTGTGGGGCCACGTTTGGGAAAGGCTTCACGCCAGGGTCGGACGCGCCGGAGGAAGGGTCTCGTGCCCGGCCGAGATGAAAGCCTACTCGTGGCTCCTGGATCGGGAAAGAATAGCCGGGGAAAAGCTGGATTTCTATCTGGGCCGGAAACGGCTGAAGGTGGTGGTGTGATGACCGACCAGGAATTGAACGAAATCGCCGAACGGGCGGACAAGGCCACCGCCAAAGACATTCTGAGGTTGCTGGCTGAAATCCGTCTGCTCCAGGCCAAAAATGCCGCCCTGGCCCGGGATGGTTTGGCCACCAGCCGGCTGGTGGAATTGCTGATCAGGATCATGGCCAAGCGGGAAGCGGAGGCGGTTCAGTGATTTCCACATTCCGCCAATCGTCTTTAGACACTTTTGAAAAATGCGGCGAAATGTTCCGCCGGCGCTATATCGAATATGAAATCATCCCCCCGGGCCTGGCCGCCCACGTGGGAACGGGCCTGCACAAAGGCGCGGAAGTCAACCACCGTGCCAAGCTGGCCACCGGGCAGGATGAACCCCTGGACGTGATCCAGGACGCCGCCCGGGATGGTTATGTCAAAGCGGTCAAGACCCGGGGCGCTTATTTCGCCCCCGAAGAATTGCCTTCCGCCCGGTCACAGGCCGAGGCCGGAGTGGATGAAGTCGTTTCCCTGGCCGAACTCTACCACCGGGAAATAGCCCCGGAGATTCACCCCGTCCTGGTCGAAGAACGGGCGGAAATATCCCCCCCGGAACTGCCCCTCAGTATTGCCGGCACGGTCGATCTCCTGGATGAAGCCGGAACGCTTATCGACTTCAAGACCGCTTCCAAGGCCTGGCCGGCCGATCGGGCGCACAACAGCCACCAGGCCACCATCTATCACAAGCTGGTGGAAGCGGCCACCGGGAAAGCCCCGGAGGAAATCCGCTTTGAAGTGCTGATAAAAGGGGCCAAGCCCCGCCGCCAGACCATTTCCACCGACCGGACGGAAGCCGATTTTCAAGCCCTGGTCGGTCGCCTGAACATCATACACCGGATGATTCTGGCCGGCATATTCCCCCCGGCTCCGGCCGGCTCCTGGATATGCGGCCCCCGGTATTGCGGTTATTTCTGGACCTGTCCCTATCAACCGGCCCACAAAAAGATTTTGCCCAAAAACACCAACTAAGGAGGATTCGACATGGCAACCCAAGAGTATTTCGATGATGACAGCTTTGTGGCCAAGCCCCCGGCCAACGGTAACGGCCAGGAAACGGGCTTTTTCCAGCCTCCGGTCCAGGCGGCCGACGGCATTTTGGCCTCTGACCAGGCCCGGGCCGTGGCCGAAGTCCAGGCCGCCCTGGTCATCGCCGCCGGCCGGCCCAGAAACGAACTCCGGGCCAGGGACAGGCTCCTTCAGGCTTGCCAGCGGGCCAGCCTGGCTTCCGGGGCGCTCTACAACTATCCCCGGGGCGGAACCGCCGTCACCGGCCCTTCCATCCGCTTGGCCGAAGCCGCCGCCCGGGCCTGGGGGAACATGACCTATGGCTTTCGGGAACTGTCCCGCCGGCACCTGGAGAGCGAATGCGAAGCCTTCGCCTGGGACCTGGAAAGCAATACCAAGGCCGTCCGCCAATTCGCCATAAAGCACCGCCGGGACACCAAAAAGGGCAGCTATGACCTGACCGATGAGCGGGACATTTATGAGCTTATGGCCAACCAGGCCCAGCGGCGGGTTCGAGCCGCCATTCTGGAGATCATTCCCGGCGACATCATAGAGGACGCCGTGACCGAATGTGAAAAGACCATGAAGGCCAAAATCGGCGACTTGGCAGCGGCAACGGAAAAATTGCTGGCCTCCTTCGCCGCCCTTGGGGTTTCCCGGGATGCCATAGAAAAACGCCTTGGCCACCGCATTGACGCTATCCAGCCGGCCCAGGTGGTCAATTTCGGAAAAATCTACACTTCCATCAAAGACGGCATGAGCGAGCCGAAGGACTGGTTCGAACTGGAGCCCGGACCGGCCAAGCCTGAACAGCCCGCCCCGGCCAGGAAAGCCAAATCGGAATCAAAGCCGGAGCCGCCCCCTCCCGCCGATCCCCCCTCCGGCAACGGCCAGATCCCGGAGGCAGCTGCCGCCACCCCCGAAGACGCGCCCCCAGCCCCAGCCCCGGCCCGGGCCGATTTCGCCGACCTGGGGGCGGTCTCCAGCGTTTGTTACGACATCTGCAAAAACCGGGGCATAGACATGGACATGCTGATCTCGGCGATGTTCAACGACAAGCCAAAGTCAAAATTGACCCTGGCCGAGTGGAAGCAGTTTCACAGTTCGTTGATTTAGGGCGGCGACCCTCCTACGCCGCCTGAAACCGGCGGTCAGATCGGAGCCTGACCGCTTAAAACGCCCGCCTGAGCTGGTCATTGACGAATCAGGCGCTTAAATATGAGTGCATATCCCTGGGGAAGATTATACGAAGAATGGGGCCGGGACATCAAAGTCCAGACCATGAGCGAGGCCCACCAGCGCCGCCATGCCATGCTCATGTGTATGCATATAGAAGGGAACTTGTTTCCAACCGATGAGCAAGCCGCCTTTTACATGCGAATCCCCCTGGAGGCCTGGCTGGAGGCCAAGATAATCTTCCAAGAACGGGGATTTTTAGAGGAAGAAACAAACCATTTCCGGAATTGGGGAAAACGGCAATATATTAGCGATTTAAAAGACCCAACCGCAACGGAAAGAAATAGGCGTTACAGAGAAAGAAAGCGTAACGACCGTAACGCCACCGTAACGTTACGCCCCTCAGAATCAGATACAGATACAGATACAGATACAGATACAGATACAGATACAGAGAATACTCCCCCCCCTCCCCCCCAAGGGGATGACCAAAACCATTTTCCTGATTCCGGGAAAAATGTTGACGAGGGGCCAGAGAGACCACCAACGGTTTCCGCCGCCTTTGAAACTTTTTGGGCCGCATATCCCCGGAAGGTTTCCAAAGGTCAGGCTGTCAAAGCCTGGGGTGCTTTAGTCAAGGCTGGAATCCTGCCCCGGATGGAAATCATCATCGAGGCGGTCCACGCCCAATGCCGATCTCCTGACTGGCTTAAAGACGGCGGCCAGTTCATTCAGCACCCGGCCACCTGGCTCCGCGCCCACGGATGGGCGAATGAAACCCCGGGAACCCGGGCCGAACCGGAAGCCCCACCCGCTGACTTCAACCCCGTCGGAAGATTTTGACCCGAAGGAGACGAAATGAAACCCTTTACGATAACCACCCCCTCCGCCCTAATCGAAAAAAAGGTCGAGTGCAAGACCCACGGCCTCTATATGTCCCGGCTACTGGTCGAAAGGCCGGAAGTCTGGTCCTTCTGCCCGTCCTGCGAGGAGGAACAGAAGGCCGCAAGGGCGCGGGAGGAAGATGTCCGTAAACAGCGGCGCCTGGAAGAAAACCTTGAAGAAGCCGGGATTTTGAAACGCTTTCGAAACGCGACCTTCGAGTCTTACGAACCCCGGAGCCAGCACCACGCCCAAGTTCTGGTGGCCATGAAAAACTATGCCGAGAATTTTGCCTTCCACCTGGAGGCCGGCCGTTGCCTGGGGCTCTTGGGTGGTCCCGGCCAGGGCAAGACCCACCTTGGAGTGGCCCTTCTAAAGGAAATCATCGGTAAAGGATTTACCGGGCGCTATTGCCGGGAATATGATTTCTTCCTGTCCATCAAAAACACCTGGGCGGCCGGCAAGAATAAACTGACAGAACGGACTGAAACGGAAATCATCAAAAGCTATGTCCGGCCCGATCTTTTGGTGTTGGACGAAATAGGGGTTCAGTTCTTCACTCCGGCCGAGGACGCCTTAATTTTTCAAGTCATCGAAAACCGATATGGGTCCATGAAGCCCACGATGGTCATTTCGAACCTCAACAAACCCATACCCGAAAAGACTCTACATGGCAGACGGACCAAAGACGTGGAAGATGCCCTTGGCTTTCGCGCCTATGATCGCCTGGTCGAGGATGACGGGATTCTTTTGACTTTCCCGGCCGGCCTGGTTAGTTACCGGGTATTAAAAAATCAAGAGATGCGGGAAATATCGGAAGGGTCGGCCATTCAATGACCCTCTTCCCCATCAATCCCACCGAATCCCATGAACAGATCGCGCTTTTCGAGTGGGCGGATTGGGCCATTCAGCGATACCCGGAGCTGGAGCGGCTTCACGCAATACCGAACGGGGGCCACAGAAACCCGGCCACGGCCGCCCGGCTGAAAAAGGAAGGCGTCAAGAAGGGCGTTCCCGACCTCTGCCTCCCGGTTCCCCGGCGCGGTTATCACGGGCTCTATATCGAGCTTAAACGGCCAAAAGGCGGGACGGTATCTCCCGATCAGGCCAAGTTCATCGGCTGGCTCCGGGCGGAAGGTTACAGGGTCGAAGTGGCAAGAGGTTTTGAAGCGGCCAGAGAGGCCATAGAGGAATATCTGAGTTGAGGTTCCTGGATTTATGCGCCGGAATTGGCGGCTTTTCTCTGGGCCTCGAAATGGCCGGGATGAAGTGCGCCGGACAGGTTGAAATTGATGACTACTGCAATCGAATCCTTGAAAAGCATTGGCCCCACGTGCCCCGCTGGGGAGACATCAAAATCGTCAACCCCGCCGCCCTCCCAGCAGTTGAGCTTATTTGCGGAGGATACCCTTGCCAGCCTTTTAGTTGTGCCGGGAAGCGGAGAGGCGAGGAAGATGACCGCCACCTCTGGCCATATATTGAGCCCATTGTTGCCGAACTCAGGCCCGCTTGGTGCTTGTTTGAAAATGTTAATGGGCATGTCACGTTGGGGCTCGACGCGGTGCTATCTGACTTGGCAGCCCTCGGCTACACCTGCTGGCCGCTGGTTATTCCGGCTTGCGCCGTCGATGCCCCTCACCGACGAGACAGAATATGGCTTGTGGCCCACGCCGAAAGCGGAGCCATCAGGCCCGGATTATGCGAGGGCGAACCGGCCGGGGAGCGGAGGGGACGACTTGGCGACGGCGGTGGCCAAAGCGGCAATGCTCCCAACACCAGCGGCCAGGGATTGGCGGTCTGGCCAGGGACGCCAAAAGAACGGTCACACGCCCCAACTCCCGGAGGTCATAGGTGGCCAGTTGAACCCGGAGTGGGTCGAGTGGCTCATGGGGTTCCCCGCCGGGTGGACCGCATTAGAGCCCTCGGAAATGCCGTAGTCCCGCAACTGGTCGCCGAAATCGGCCGGTCGATCATGGTCGCCCACGAAAGGACCTGACATGAGCAAAAAATCCAAGAAACCCAAACTTATCTCCTGCCCCTCTTGCCGAGGTTCCGGGGTCACCTCCCCGGCCCACCTTAACGGCCGCAAGGTGCCCTGCCGGCGCTGCGAAGGATCGGGCCGTATATCGAGAGCCGAAGGTGTCTAAGGCCAAAGGCAAACCCAAACCCCGGCCCATTGCCAGGCCAAGGGTCCAGGGGCCGCCCAAGCTCAAGCGGGAGCCTATGCCGTCCAAGCCCCGCCCGGCCCATCTCTGCCGGTGGTGGCAGACCTACCCCGGGAGCCCGGATTGCCGGGCCATGAAGCGGGACCGGCGGACCTACTGCAAGGAGTGCGAGAGGGTATGAGGTTCTTATTTCTGGCTCTGGCCTTGATCCTGGCCGGCTGTGCCAAGCCCGCGCCGGTGGTGGAACAGAGGATTGATCCGAAGATTATCGAAGCAGTGATTTATTTTGAATCCAGAGGCAACCCCGGGGCTATCAGCCGAACACACGATTACGGAATCATGCAAGTCAATGTGATGACGGGCCGGGGTATGGGCTATTCCAAGGCGGACCTTCTGGACCCGGTGAAAGGGCGGGAGGCTGGGGAGAGATACCTGACCATGATGTTGGACCAGTTCGGAAACATCGAAACCGCCTTGGCCGCTTATCATTGCGGGCCGGGCAATTACAGAGCGGCGCGGTGCAAGGCTTATGCCCGCCGCGTCCTCAAACTAGCGGAGGCGAGCAATGGGTCACAGTGAAATCTGCGTTAGGTTCCACGATATTCTGAAAAACTCCGTGGATTTTGCCATAGGGGCAAGGCGGGAATGGCAGAGGGTGGCCTATACTTGTCCGCATAGTTCAAGGCTTCACCTTTTGCGCGAAGCCTTTGAGGCGGAGTGTAGGCACATCCGTGACCTGGTTGCCCTTCGCAAAACCTGGCGGAGGTTGACCCATGAAAATCCGCGTTGAAATCGAAGTGCCGGAGGGGGAGTTTTGCGAACTGGCGACAGAGCCGGATGACCCGGAAGAGCCAGACCCCTTTTATTGCGGACGCCTGAGCGGCAATGAATATTATATGTTTTGCACCTTATTTGATGACGCATACTTAAAAAGTGAAGGCCGTGCGGTCCGTAAATGCCAGCCCTGCCTGGACGCTTGCCGGGCGGCGGAGGGGGAGAAATGAAAAAGCGTAAACATTGCATACAGTGTGGAAAACCACGAGACGGCGATAATCCGCTTTGGTGCATAGAATGCGACAAAAAAAGAATAGCGCGGATTTCCGGGCAATTTGAAGAGATAGCCCATTCTTACGGAATCAAAGCCCCTTGGGAGGCCGAACAGGAGACCCCGAAATGACTGGCGGCGAACCCTGCGAAATTAAAAACGCCATTATTGAACGCGCCACGATAACAAGCGACGACCACGGCCTTTTGTCGGCGTGGCTTCACTTGAATTACGGAGGGAGCGGTCAAGGCTTTGGCGGTTATTGCCTGTATCTGCCAAAATCTTTTACTCATCATCGCCTGGAAAGTTGTGCTGGCCATTTCATTTTTCGCGTGATGGAGATCGCGGACGTAAGTGAGTGGGCACAACTTCCCGGCAAAACTATTCGCGCAAGAGGCAACAACGTAAAAATATATGCCATCGGCCACATTGTCAAAGAGGATTGGTTTGAGCCGGAGAAAGATTTTGCGTCATTGCGGCGCGTGGAGGATGTATGACCGGCGGCGAATTGGTGATTCTTGGGTTTCTGTGGATTTGGTATGGCCTGTGGATTCATGAGGACGTAATAGCTTTTTACAACCCCTTGGAATTGTGGGGACAATCAAAAAAGCATTTCGTTAGCGTTACCCTGTCACTCCTTCCTGGCGTTCTATGTCTCGTCCTGGGCTTCTGGAGGATTTGGAAATGACCGACTGTTGCGACCGGACGCCGCCTGAGCCCCGCCAGGAGCCTCAGAAACGGCCCGGCCTCTACATATGCCAGGAGTGCGGCGGCAAGCGGCTGGAAGAGGTCACCGGGCCGCCGGTGGAAACCGTGATCGGGCCGGTCTGCCCACTGTGCGCGGGGAGAATTGAGGGGAGGAAATGAAGGAAAGGCCGATTATTTTTTCAGGGCCGATGGTAAGAAGCGTTTTGTCTGGGGCGAAGAGCCAGACGCGGAGGGTGATTAAGCCGCAGCCGAAGGGTCACGTTCTCGAATATGTGCCACATGGCGATGAATGGTTGCCGCGCATGCTGAATAGATGTGAAGACGAAAATGGAAACTATTCCACACGGGGAGATATGAAACTGAGAATCCGTTGCCCCTACGGCCAGCCCGGAGACCGCCTTTGGGTTCGGGAGGCGTGGGTGGAGTGTGCGACGATTGACAGCCATTTAACCAGGACAGACATTTATGGGTATAAGGCTGATTATTCGATAACCGATGTTCCGTGGAAATGGCGGCCGTCAATCCACATGACCCGCGACGCCAGCCGCCTAACCCTGGAAATAATGACGGTCAGGGTGGAGCGGTTGCAGGATATTTCATGTGCTGACGCGATAGCTGAAGGCATAGTTGGTGGGGCTAAAGCCCTTGGTTATGACTTTGATTTTCATGTGCCAGGCTTGCCGATTATCTGCGGTTCTTCTGCCAGGGCCGCGCTTGATGCCGTCTGGCAACACATAAACGGCGGTCGTGGATTCCTGGATAACCCTTGGGTTTGGGCTATCACGTTCAAGCGCGTTGACGCGCAATAAAGGAGATTTTATGTGGTTTATCGTTATCGGTTTGGTCAGTCTTATTACGGTTGGCAATTTAATCTGGCTGTTGGCCCAATGCGCCAAGTCGGATGACGTTGACGAAACCCGGGCCAAGTATTTCAAGGGCAAACTCCCAAAAATAAGCCTGTTGGCCGTTGCTGGCCTGTTTGTCATCGGCTGTTGTGCCTATACCGTGGAGCAAGGCGACCGGGCCGTGGTCTTGCGGTTTGGCCACCTTTATAACGTGACCGAACCCGGCCTCAATTTCAAGCTGCCCTTTGTAGATTCTGTCCGGGATGTGTCGGTTCGCACCCGGAAAATGAACGGCAAGCTTCCCGTCTATTCCAAGGATGTTCAGGCCGCCGACATCGAGCTATCCGTCAACTATTCCCTGGCTTCCGCATCGGTCGGTGACATATTCACCAAATACGGCGAAGCCTACGAAGAGCGGATATTGTTTCCGCAAATCCAGGCCAAAAGTAAAAACGCATTCGGGCAACTGGCGGCCGTTGAAATAGTCCAGGCCCGGGAAGGACTGGCCCGCCGGATTTTGGAGGATATGCAAAGCCACTTCGAGGGAACCGGTTTTAGAATCGAATCCGTTCAGGTTGAGAATATTGACTTTTCGACTGAGTTTGAAAAATCAGTGGAACGCCGGATGAAGGCTGAAATTGAGGTGGCCGAATCCAAGCAAAATCTTGAACGGGAAAAAATCAATGCCGATATGGTCAGGACCAAGGCCCAGGGCGAAGCGGACGCCAAGGTGGCCCAGGCCAAGGCGAATGCCGAAGCCATCACGCTGGTTGGTGAAGCCGAGGCCAAGGCTATCCAAGCCAAGCAGAAAGCCCTGGCGGATAATCCGAGCTATGTGGCCCTGATTCAGGCCGAGAAGTGGAACGGCGAATTGCCCGGAACCATGATTCCGAATGGGGCCTTGCCGATAATCGGCAAATAGATTCCGTGCCCTTGGCGCGGACCCGGGCGGCGGCGGACTCATGGGTTGAACGCTACACCGCCGCTGACCCGGTAAATTTAGCCCCAGGCCTAAATTTAGTCGAAGGCCTAATAGTTACTAATTTTGAGCCACAAAGAGGGATTATGCAAGGCGCTAAAGACGATAACGGCAAGCTCAGGTATGACTTGATACCACCGGAAATTGAAACGGAACTGGCCCGGATTTTCACCTACGGCGCGGAGAAATACAGCCCCCGGAACTGCGAAAAGGGCTTTCGTTATGGCCGCCTTTATGCGGCTGCCCGGCGGCATATGTCGGCCTTTTGGAACGGCGAAGAGGATGACCCGGAATCCGAATTGCTCCATCTCAGCCACGCTCTTTGGAATATCGGGATGCTGATAGTTCAGAATTTGCGCGGAACCGGGGAGGATGACCGGGTGAAGATGAATGGCCCGCAGGGCGAAGTGGACATAGATGAGGGTTGCGGAACCTGCAAGCACTTTGAATCGAAATCCCACAAAAAGCCCTGCACACAATGTAGGCATAATTTTACGCTGAAATGGGAGGCCGCCGATGATTAACCCTATCACCGCCGATGAGGCCCTAGAAAAAGCCTGTCCACTTGCCATTCACGCCAGCGACCGTGGCGCGGTGCGGTGTTTGTCCGTCCGCTGCATGGCCTGGAGTTCCCGATCTAAAGACAACAAAGGCTGGTGCGGGATGATTCCGAGCCCCGGCGTAGAGTTGTTTTACGATATGGAGGCCGCCGATGAACGCTGAACGCCTGTCGGAGATTGAGGCGCGGTGCGAAAAGGCAACGCCGGGGCCGTGGGTAGTTGGAGAGGGCACACCCGAAACATATTGCGAGGGATGGAATGTCGTTTGTTCGACAGCCCGCGTTGTCGCTAGTCGTTCAACATATCGTTATCACGAACCTGATGAATTTGATGATCAAACGAAATGCGACATAGAATTCATCGCCCACGCCCGCTCCGATGTGCCTGACCTCCTAACCGAAGTCAAACGGTTGCAGGCTGAGATGGAATCATACCGCAAGGCCGATACCGCCTTGAATGAAGCCCTCAACATGGGAGACGGGAGTTATAAGCCATGACCGGGATAACGGCCGAACGCTGGGCCGAAATTGAAGAACGGTGGCCCGCCGAGCGAAGAACCGGCGCTTTTCTGGTTGACCATGAGCGGGACGAAGAAAATATCCGGCTCTTGATTGATGAAGTCAAGCGGCTACAGCGGATGACTGAATATCTGGCAGATAAGCTACAGGGGGATACGACTGAGCAATGGTTAGCACGGGCCGCAAGGGCGGCGGAGGTGAGCGGATGACGCCGGAAGAACGTGCAAATCTGCGCACGATGGCCCAGGACACTTGCGAGCTTAATGCCTTTTGGGAAGTTGAAGTTATCGGCCTCTTAGACGCCCTGGACAAAGCCGAAGCCGCCAACGCCCGCCTCCGCGCTCAGAAACGAACGCTCTGCGCTTTTCTCAAGGGCTATCGTCAAACTTTAAGGAAAACCATTGAACGGTTCGCCCGCCTCCGTGCCATCTCCGACCGGCGCGGCAAGGCGCTGGTGAGGCTGGGCAAGATTGCCGGCAGGTGCCCGCCCGGTGCTGATGATTGTCCCCACTATGACTGGGGGCGCAACCGCTCTGGATTTGATTATGGCGGCAGGCAATGCTGGCCATGCAAATTAAAATACGCCCTGGGGGTGGAATGTGCCGAACAAAAATCCGAATAAATATTGGGACCGCGCTTGGTCCCTGGTGGAAGGTTGCGCCGCGCTGCCTCCCAAAGTCATCCACGGCGCTCAGTTCGACCGTGACCCGGAATCTCTGAGCGATGAAGAACTATTGGAGCCGCCTTACCCCGGCTGTGGCCAGGGGCCTCTGAGCCGTGCTGCGGATGAACTCCGCCGCCTCCAGGATGAAAACGAAAACCTCCGGGCCGATGTTCGGAACCTGACCGCCCGGGCGGAATTCATCGCGGAACGCTATGACGACTGCCGGGCCGAGTGCCGGAGGCTCCAAGCGGAACTGGAGACCGTGGCCAAGGGCGGGTTCTGGCAGAGGCTGAAGTATCTGGTGACGGGGCAGTGACCGTGATCCAGCGCCATAGCTCCAATCCCTTCCTTTTCCCCTTTGATGAAGTTGTGGATGAGGCCATTGACTTTATTCGGGCCAACGAGCCGGCTGAGGGCTATTTTGTCGGCTTTTCCGGCGGAAAAGATTCAATCGTTGCTTTGGCTTTGGTTAAAGAGGCCGGGGTAAAACATCGGGCCTTTTACTCGGCAACCGGAATTGACCCTCCGGAGGTCGTCAGATTTATTCGGCGCGAATATCCCGAAGTCACCTGGCTCAAGCCCAAAATGACATTCTGGGAAGGGATAAGGCGCAAATCTCCACCGCACCGCATGGCCCGGTGGTGCTGTGACATTCTGAAAAAAAGACCCGCCACGCCAGCCCGGCTCCGGTCTTTATTGGGAGCTGAATTGCGTCATCGGATTATGGGAATACGGGCCGAAGAATCAGCCCGACGTGCCGCAAGACCGAGGATAAATACCTTTGACCGCCAGACCCATTATAAGCCTATTTTTGAATGGGCCGAATGGCACGTCTGGGAATTTATCGAAAGCCGAGGGCTGCATTACCCTTCGCTTTATGATGAAGGGTTCAGCCGGCTCGGTTGTGTGGTCTGTCCGTTCATCTGCGGCAACCAGCGGAAGCTACAAAAACATAGAGCCAGGTGGCCAATCCAGTATCGAATTTTTGAGCGTGTCGTTGAAGACTGGTTTGAATATTATCGGCCAGAGAAAATTAAAGCCAAATATCCGGAGCAAACAGCCCAGGAGTATTTAGCGGCGTATTATTCAAACGGGCTGACAAAACCTGTGCCGGTCGAAGCGGCTCAAAACTTATTCATGGCCGCTGGCCTCTGACAAATTTTATATTGTAACCAGATTTCAGCCAAAACCGCAACTTTGACATTTTCTTAAGGAGTTCTTAGACTTGGGCATATCTTCGGATAAATACCTTCACTTCGAGGCGGTAATGAAAGGCTCCATTCATTCCGACCAGGTGTGCCCAATTTGCGGATCCAGGTTCCGGCCAAGCGATGGCAAGCGGGGGCTGGAATGCCCGAACCACCCCAAGAGCAAGCCAACCCGGTTCGAAGTCCGCTATGGCCCGCGCATCCACCGGCGCTTCACCGATTACGAGGCCGCCCTGCAATTCCTGACCGGGCTCCGCTTCCAGGAGGGCTCCGGCCAGTTCGACCCGAGGGATTATCAGGTCAAAGACCGGCCCTTGGCCTTTGCCCGGCTGGCCGATGAATGGCTGGAGGTGAAGGGCAAGACCATCAAGCCGGGATCGCTCAAGCCTCTTCGCCTTGGTCTAGGCAGGGCCTGCGACGCCTGGGGTTCGGTCAATATCAAGTCGATCCAGTATGCCCAGGTGGAAGATTTCATTAACGGCTTGGGCAGCCTGAGCCCCAAAAGCCGAAAGCATACCTTGGACGCCTTGAAGCAATTTTGGCAATGGGTCGTTGACCGCCTGGACATCCCCCCGCTGAAAAAATGGCCCAAGCTCGGTTATGTGGAAATGGCCTTCCGGGACACGGTGGACATTCCGACCCAGGAGGCTATATTAAATGATATAGAGCGGAACGAGCCCTTCCGGGCCTGGCTGGCCGTCAAGTGGTTGGCGACCTATATCGCCATCAGGCCGGGGGAAATGTGCGGCCTGACTGAAGGCCGGGTCGACCGGGAGCGAGGCGTCTTGATCGTTCCGCATTCAAAAGAAAAGCGGGCCAAAATTATCCCGTTGATTAAAGAGGACATTGAAATCGTCCGGGGCTTGCCCCTGGCTTTCAGTCCGGATATGCCTTTCTTCCGGCATGAAGAAGGGGGGAAATGGCAGGGGCGGCCATTCGGCCATGAGCAGCTTTACCGGGTCTGGAAGCGGGCTTGCGCCAGGCTGGGGGTCAAGGGGGTCAGCCTCTATCCCGGGACCAAGCACTCGACAGCGATGGGCTACCGGGAAATCTACACCCCAGAGCAAATCAAATCCATGACCCTCCACTCGACCAGCGCCGCCTTCAACCGCTATTTCCAGACTGGCGGGGAAGACTTGCGGAACCTATTGGAAGGCCGGAAGACTTTGGCCGACGCCAAGGCTCCTGGTAACAAACTGGTAACAAAAAATGGGGGTATCGGAGAGGGTCAAGTATTTAATTTTTCAAAGAAATAA